CTATGAATAAGGATTTAACATTTTATGACAATGCTATTACTACTGCTATCGCTGGTCGTGGTATTACTTCGACTACTTGCTTAAAATATGGTGTACGTCAAGCAACTGATAAGCACTTCTATCCGTACTATGACAATGAGGGAACATTAACGGCAGTTAAAACACGCAAGGTCGCAGACAAGGATTTTGTTATTGCTGGGGACTTTGGTTCGGCTATGATGTTTGGTCAAAACCTATTCCCTGCTGGTAGTAAGTATCTGACTATCTGTGAGGGTGAATTAGACGCTCTAGCGGTCTATCAGATGACTGGCAGTAAGTACCCTGTCATCTCTATCAGAAATGGTGCTAGTGCTGCTCTAAAGGACTGTAAAGCACAGTTTGAATACATTGATTCATTCGACAATATTCACCTATGCTTTGACGGTGACGAAGCTGGTCAAAAAGCAATGATGTCTGTTGCTGAGTTATTTGGTAGTAAAGCAAAGATGATGAAGATGCGTCAAGGCTACAAAGATGCTTGTGACTATCTAAAACATGACCGCAATAAGGAATTTATCTCGGATTGGTGGGCTAGTGAGAAGTATGTACCTGATGGCATTATCGAAGGTTCCACATTATGGGAAATCGTATCTAAGCCGATGGAAAAAGCTGAAGTAGATTATCCCTATGCTGGACTTAACAAGCTAACCTATGGAATTCGTAAGGGTGAGCTAGTCATGGTCACTGCTGGGTCGGGTCTAGGTAAGTCACAGTTCTTACGGGAGATTGTGTGGCACATCCTAAAGAACACTGATGACAATATCGGCATGATGTTCTTAGAGGAAGGTGTACGCAAGACTGCACGTAGTTTAATGTCGTTGGCTATCAATAAACCCATTCACTTACCTGATGTAGAAGTTTCAGAAACGGAGCTTAAAGATGCTTTTGATGTCACTCTTGGTACTAATCGGTTGTATTTGTTTGACCATTTCGGTAGTAGCTCTCTTGATAATATTGTCAATCGAGTTCGATATATGGCTAAAGGACTCAACTGTGGGTTTGTTGTGCTTGACCACATATCTATTATCGTTAGTGGGGGCGATGTGGGCGATGAACGCAAAGCTCTTGATAGTATCATGACACGCTTGCGGATGTTGGTACAGGAAACGGGAATTAGTCTTATCTGTGTCAGTCACTTAAAGCGTCCTGATAGCAAAGGTCACGAGGAAGGTGCTTCTACGTCGCTGGCACAGTTGCGTGGCTCAGGTTCTATTGCTCAGTTATCAGATATTGTGATAGGATTAGAACGTAACGGACAAGCTCTTGACGCTATTGAAAGGAATACAACTCATGTTAGAGTTCTTAAAAATAGATTTAGCGGTTATACTGGTGGTGCTAGTGATTTGCTTTATAATCCTAACACGGGACGAATGATGGAAATTAAGGATACATTATGAACGAAGATTTAGTTACCCAAGCAAGACGCTATGCTGCAAAAGATGAATACCATGTCACTCGTCGCTACATCACTGAACTCTGTAACGAGATTGACAGATTGCGTAACATCAATACCAATGTGTTTAGCAAGATTCAAGATAACAAAGAAATCTGGGCTGATGCTGAGCGTTACAAGTGGTTGCGTGACTGTGCGTGGAATGTAGACTTTGAAGTAGTAGCACCTATCGTAGTAAATTGCGATAATCGTATGGAGCAGTTCGAGTGGTTGGAAGGCAGTAAACTAGATACAATCATTGATGAATGGAGAAAGAAATGATTTCATATAGAGAAGAACCAGTTGGTGTTGTGGGTACATTTAAAGTTACTAAGACATACCTTGTCACAGTCTATGCAGATAGAGAAGATGATTTAGATTCTGCTATTGAAGAAGAAAAGATTAGTGAAGATGATTTAATCGACATTGATTATTCATTAGAAGGTGTTGACAGTGCAGCTCTCTAATCTTAAATGGTACGGGACTGCCTTATGTCTTATTGGCATTGCGTTGACTAGCTTTAATATCTATCCACTAAACATCTTGTTTGGATTGATTGGCAGTGGTTTATGGACTGCTGCTGGCTATGTCCAAGACGATGCACCGCTAGTGCTTGTAGAAGGTGTAGCGACTGCGTTGTATGCTTTTGGTGTATTAACATTTATCGTTATGGAGATTTCAAAATGGATGTGAAAGAATTGATTGAGAAACTAGAGCAACGCTACGGCAATCCACACGCTTACAAAGACAATGTGTTGATTCACGAAGCGATTAAATACTTAACCTTACTGAACGATGAAGCATCAGCGTTACGGAAACAATTAAATGAAAAATGAACCAGTAGCGTGGATGGTAACAGTAGAAAATGACACAGAGTTTTTTATTGATGAAAAATTGTCTAAAAAACACGCAATTTTTCACAAAGTTGATGCTATCCCAGTTTATACCCATCAATACGAAAGACCACACAACACAGTATTAGTACCATGCGATAAGTTAGTAGAAATGCAAGCTGAATTAGCAATACTAAGAAAGGCACAAGAATGACTGCAAATGAACTAGCTGATTATTTAGATTCAAATGTTGGTGCTTCTGTTGATTCTGATAATGAATATATTGACAAAGCATCAGCCATGCTACGCCAACAACAAGCGGAAATAGAAGCGTTGAAAAATCGCAACTGGGATTTAGTTAGTGAACCTTGGGGGTTTGATAGAAAGCCAGCAGACCTAACAGATGAGGAAATACACGACTTAATTGTTAATAAAGTGACTGATTACGACATGATTAAGGAAGCATTAAGAAAGGCACAAGAGAAATGAGTTTTACGATTACTACTAAAGATGGTATGCGTATTGACCAGTGGTTCAGGTCAGTCGATGAGTTAGTACAGTCTATGCTGGATAACCCTAAAGATAGGTACTGGAGGAATTCTTAATGGTGTGGAAGTGTCCTCCACTACACCTACCTAACTGGAATAACTTATGGAAATGGAAAACAGATATGAAATACGACCAAGAAGTTTATGAAGCACTAGCAGAGAATGAACGTAATCAATCAGTTGTAAAATCACCGTGTATCGGTAAATGTACTTACGACATTACAATCATGCAATGTAATGATTGTGGTAGAACTAAAGAAGAAATCAGTACATGGTATGTAATGACTGATGAGGAAAAACTAGCAGTATTAGAAAGGTTATTACATGACAAATAAATTAGTGGAAGAAGCTCCATATCATCCCGGCTACGAAGATGCTACTTTTACTCCAGCAATGCGTAATGTCAACGCTACTCATGTGGACTTTGGCTTTCTTCGTGGAATGATTCCATGCAATCCTTATTTTATGCCGTCAAACATTGACATGATTATGGAACGCAAAGGTAAGTTCCTGTTTGGAGAATGGAAGCGTGAAGGTGAAGACATGAAAACAGGTCAAAAGATTCTGTTGAAGGCTCTAGCAAAAAACAATACTGTGCTGGTGATTACAGGATATGTTGACACTGATGCTCATGTTTCTTTAATACAAGTTGTTACACAAAACGGAATGTTAAATCATATTGGCGAAAATAAGCAAGATTTAATAACGTATCTACAAGACTGGTACAATGCGGTAGAAAAAGGAATGGACATTTAAGTGCGTATAGTTCTCGACATCGAAACAAATAGTAAACACAATCAGATTTGGATGTGTGTCACTCGAAACATCGAGACAGATGAGGTTAAAGTATGGAAGCAAGTAAGTGGATTACAAGAGTATTTGGCAAGTTGCGATTTGATTATCATGCACAACGGAATCAACTTCGACTCCCAAGTACTGAAAGAGACATGGAAAGTTACGATGAAGTTGAGCCAAGTGTGCGACACGCTCGTACTAAGCAGACTACTAAACCCAAGCCTCGAAGGAGGTCACAGTCTTGAAGCATGGGGGCAACGCTTAGGTTTTCCTAAAGGAGATTTCAATGACTGGGATGCTGGCTGGTCTCAGGAGATGGAAGATTACTGTATTCAAGATACTCTTGTTACAGCGAAGCTATATCAACATTTAACACAAGAATTACAGCAGCAAGAATTTTCACCTAAATCACAGGAGTTAGAACATGAAGTCCAAGCAATCATTACCAAACAAGAAAGAGCAGGATTTAAGTTGGATGAGGTCAATGCTTTATCTCTTCTGGCTGAGCTTAAAACTAAGCTGGACGTTATTCTGGTTGAAATGCAGAGGATATTTCCTCCCAGAGTCACATCTGGACGTACCCACAAAACTTCCGGCAAAGCCCTTAACGACATCATCGAGCCGTTCAACCCGGGCAGTCGAAAGCAAATTGCAGAAAGACTTCAAGAAAAGGGTTGGAAACCCAGTAAGCACACCGAAAAAGGTAGCGTCATCGTCGACGAAACCACGCTCGAAGGCATCGATATCCCCGAAGCGAAAGCCATCGCAGAATACTTGATGTTACAGAAGCGTATAGCACAGGTAGAATCGTGGCTAGAGGCTGTAAAAGAAAGTGGCAGGGTACATGGTAGGGTAATCACAAACGGAGCCGTCACAGGTCGTATGACGCACATGAGTCCTAACATGGCACAAGTACCCAATAGCGGGGCTATTTATGGTCCTGAATGTCGGGAGTTATGGATAGTTGAGAAAGGTAATAAGTTAGTCGGTATTGATGCTTCAGGTTTGGAGCTTCGTATGCTGGCTCACTATATGAACGATAATGAATATACAAATGAAGTTATATCGGGCGACATCCACACAGCGAATCAAACCGCTGCTGGGCTGCAAACGAGGAATCAAGCTAAGACGTTTATCTATGCGTTCTTGTATGGCGCAGGAAGTACCAAAATCGGGAAGATTGTTGGAGGGTCTACGAAAGAAGGACAGAAGCTCATTGATAATTTTCTACAAAACACACCGAAACTTGCTGCACTTAGGAAGAAAGTATCTGATGCGTTTTCTAAAAGAGGAAGGTTACAAGGTCTTGACGGACGCAAACTACTCGTTCGTTCCGAGCACTCAGCGCTCAACACGCTACTGCAAGGCGCTGGTGCGATAGTCATGAAACAAGCAGTGGTCATCTTGCATAAAAAGCTAGTTCGTGCTAAGATTTGGCATGAGTTCAAAGCTAATGTACATGATGAATGGCAGATTGAGTGTAAAGAAACTGATGCTGAAACTGTAGGTAAATTAGGGGTTGAAAGTATCGAAAAAGCTGGTAAGATACTTGAGATGAATTGTCCATTAACGGGCGAGTACAAAGTTGGCAATAACTGGAAAGAGACTCATTGATGGAAGATAAAGATTTAAAGGTTATTGGGCAAGTAATTATCAATCTATTTGAAGATAATACTTACTCTATCGGGACTTCAGTTAGTATCGAAGAAACAATGGAACTACTAGCGGATGCTTTTGAAGCAGTCGAAAGAGGTACATTGGATGGTTTAGATGTATTTAACCAGTTTAGCAGTACACTTCAGTAGTATTAAAGAGCAGTTTAATTCAACGCAGTATATTAAAGGAGTTGTTAATATGAGTAATTTAGAAAAACCAATCAAGTTAGAAGCAGAAGTTCAGTGGGCTTTCTTCAACAAGAAATCAGAGATGTCCGGTAAGTTTCAAGTAGACCTCTGTAACCTCAGCAAAGAAGCAGTTAGTGCTTTAGAGCAAGCAGGGTTGAACCCACGTCAGCGTCCTGATAAACCAGAAAAAGGTTGGTTCTTGACAGCTAAGAGTAACTATGAAATTAAACCTTTCGACAAGTCAGGTAAAGAAATTACCGAAGCTGTTGGTAATGGTTCTAAAGCTGTAGCCATGATTAAGCCTTATGAGTGGAAATGGCAAGCTAAGAAAGGTGTATCACCATCTCTCGTCAAAATCACTATCACTGACCTCGTTGTTTACAACGCAGACTCAGCAGTAGCTGATGAGCAACTCGATGACGAGATAGCACTGTAATGAAGGCTCTCGTCGATGCGGATATTTTAGTTTACAGATTCGGATTTGCGTCCGAAGGAGACCCTGCAGAATTTGCGTTAGCTCGTCTATCTGAATTCTTGGACAATCTCTATGTAAACCTTCCTGTCGACGAGGTCGAAGGCTATCTGACTGGTAGAGGTAATTTCAGACACGAGATTGCCGTGACTGCTCCGTACAAAGGAAATCGTAAAGCTGATAAGCCATACCACTTTGGATTACTTCGTGAATATATGCAAAAGTCATGGGGTTTTACTGAAGTAGATGGCATGGAAGCTGATGACAAACTTGGTATTGAAGCCTACAAACACGATGAAGAAGAGACAATCATTGTTACCCTAGACAAAGACCTCGACATGATTCGTGGTAATCATTACAACTTCGTTAAAGAAGAGCAGTACTTCATTACTGAAGAGCAAGGTATTCGTAACTTCTATCTGCAAATGTTAACAGGCGATAAAGTTGACAACATCATTGGACTGACTGGTATCGGTCCTGTTAAATCAAAGAAGATGCTTGCGGATTGCAATACAGAAAAAGAGATGTACGATGTTGTTTTAGCAGCATACGATAACAATTTAGACCGTGTCATTGAGAATGGTCGTCTACTATGGATTCTAAGAGAAGAAGGGCAAGTATGGCAGCCACCGAAATAAAATTGAAGAATTTAACAGAAGCACCGATAGTTCGATTGACATGGATTGACGCTCAAGCCGATGCTGGCTGGGAAGAACCTAAAGTTGATTTAGCTGTTTGTATTACTGTAGGATTTCTTGTAGCAGAAACTGATGACGGGATTTGTGTCGCTGGTACTGTGTCAGACCATTTATGTAACAACGTAATCAGTATTCCTAAATCATGGGTTATTGACCAACAACTTGAGGTTAAAGAAGATGAAGCCCCAATCAGCGAAAGCAAAGGGAAGAAACCTGCAAAAGTGGGTAGTAAGCGAGTTGCAAAAAAGGTTTCCCCAACTAAGGCAGGGCGACTTAGTCTCAACGTCGATGGGAGCTGGAGGAGAGGACGTAAAACTCAGTCCCCATGCTAGAGATTTAATCCCATTTCAGATTGAATGTAAGAATTTAGCAAAGATAGCAGTGTATAATTATTACGACCAAGCCTGTACTCATGGTTCAGTTGAGCCACTATTAGTAATGAAACAAAACAAGCGGAAGCCTTTAGTTGTATTAGATGCTGAAGCGTTCTTTGACATTATATCAAAACAGAAAGAATAGCTATGACGTATGAAACAATTATAGTTCCAGTTAGCGGAGGCAAGGATTCACAGTTGTGTTTAGCATTAGCTCTTGAGCAGTTCCCAAAAGAGAAACTAAGGGTTGTCCATCAAAGTACCGGCTATGACCATCCTTTAACGTACAAGCATTTAGATTGGATGGAAGAGTTTTACGGAATTAAGATTGAATACACACAGTCTGACAAGTACAAAGATGTGTTTGACTTAATTGAGAAACAGCAATATTTTCCTAACAATGTAGCAAGGTCTTGCACAGGAGAATTAAAACAAGTTCCATTTGGTAAGTGGCTTGTTGCTAATGATTTCTTAAAGGAAAACTCATGTCTAATCTGGATGGGTATGAGAGCTAATGAAAGCAGTGCTCGGTCTACTAAATATGGTGATTTGAACAATGAAGATGTGTTTTCATTGTCAGACTTATCTGGTAAATATGGGAAGAAGTTTAAAAATGTTTCAGTGTCGTTACCTATTGTGTCGTTTACAGAAGAACAAGTGTTTGCAGAGTTAGCAAAGCGTGGTCACAAAGTAAATGAGTTATACGCAAAAGGTGCTGCACGAGTTGGTTGTTTTCCTTGTCTACTTGCTAAGAAAGCGGACTGGGAGATGGCTGCTAAAGATGAAACAGGTCGTGAACATATTCAAAAGCTGATTGAATTAGAGGATAGATTCACGGCTGATTCTACCAATACTCGTAAACTGATTAAGATTCATCAAACACGAGATGTGAGACACTTATTAGCGACTGGGTCTTTCTCAGATAAAGTTGACGATAGTTCGTCTTGTGGTTGGTGTTCAATTTAATTTAAAGGAGAAATGATTATGTATTATGAAAATCCAATGTCGTTAAGATTTGAGTTAGAAGATGAAGATGGGAAACTTACACGAGAGTTTACTGTTGAGGATTGTGAAGCGTGGACTACTCTAGTATTAAAGTTTGCTGATTTCTTATCAGCTCAATATAGTTATTGTATTGCAGACAGAGTATTGTTTATTGCTGACCATCCTTACGGCAGAGAAACAGAGTACGCAATCTCTACTAAAGAATATGAGATGATTAAACAGTATCGCAAACGGGAACAAGCAATAGATTCTTTGTTTGATGAAGAAGAGTGGGACGATGATGAAAACTTTAAAGCCTGTCCTAACTGCGTTCAAGGCACTTGTGTCATGGGCTGTGGTAAGGAGTTTGCATGAAGATTCTCCTACTAGACATAGAGACATCACCGATGACTGCGTATGTCTGGGGAATCTGGGACCAGAACATATCACCTAATCATATTATTGACTCCTCTAACATCCTATGCTGGGCTGCTAAATGGTTGGATAGTGATGAGGTGATGTTTGATTCTGTTCATCAATCTAAACCAAAAGCTATGCTTAAAGGTATTCATGGACTTCTCGACGAAGCTGACGCTGTGGTGCATTATAACGGTACTAAGTTTGACATTCCTACACTTAACAAGGAATTCTTACTATTTGGTTATAATCCACCATCACCTTATAAACAAATTGATTTACTTCGTGTGGTTCGTAGTCAGTTTAGGTTTCCTTCTAACAAGCTAGACTATGTATCTCAGCGTCTTGGATTAGGTAAAAAGAATGAACACGCTGGCATGGAGTTGTGGACAAAGTGTATGAAAGGAGATAACGATGCTTGGAAGATTATGGAGTCATATAACATTCAAGACGTAGTGTTGTTAGAGTCTCTTTACCGTCGTCTGTTCTCATGGATTAAACATCATCCAAACCATAATCTCTTCTCTGATAATCCTGTCTGTCCTACCTGTGCTAAACCAAGACTACATAAGCGTGGCACTGCTATTTCGTCGGTTGGGACTTATCAACGATATCAGTGCAAGGCTTGCGGAAGTTGGAGTCAAGCAGTTAAAAGCGATAAAACCCACAAAGCTACAGTGAAAGGATTAGTATGAACGTGAATGAGATGCCAAGTGAATTAAGACAATGGTGGCTGGATAAATGTGGCGGAGAAGAAAGGCTTATCTACTCTGCTAACTATCACGAAGAGAAAGCCGCACAAAAGAAGCAGATTGGAGGCTCCCATTATCAGGTAGCTGCTATCCAACCTTGGGACATCATGTCTGCTTATGCACTTGACCCTTGGTCTGCAAATGTGGTAAAATATATCCTTCGTTTTCCATATAAAGCAGGTCGTCAAGACCTAGAGAAAGCGAAGCACTATATCGAGTATCTAATTACTCATTATGACGATATCAAAGACAAATACTACGAATGAAAGGGAGACTTATGTAATGCCGTTAACAATACCTGAAATAAAGGAACGACTAAAACACCTACCAGAATTAGACCTTCTAGAATTATTAGAAATAACAAGCGAAGAGCTGGTAGAACGATTTAGTGATTTAATAGAAGACAAAGCCGACACACTAGAGAAAGAAGTTGAATGACCACTAACTACACAATGACACCTTACAATAACTTTATTGCTAAATCGAGATACAGTCGTTATCTTGACGATAAAGGTCGTCGTGAACACTGGAATGAAACAGTAGCACGATACTTTGATTTTATGGAAAAGCATTTACAAACAAAGCAGAACTACACACTTACTAAAGAGCTGCGTAGTGAGCTAGAACAAGCCGTAGTAGCATTAGATGTAGTACCTAGCATGAGAGCAGTGATGACAGCAGGACCAGCCCTAGAGCGTCAGAACGTGGCTGCATTTAACTGTTCTTATTTACCAATCGACGACCCTAAAGCCTTTGATGAAGCAATGTACATTCTTCTCTGCGGTACAGGTGTCGGATTCTCTGTGGAGCAGCAATATGTTAAAAAGTTACCTGAAGTCCCGGAGCAGTTGTTTGATAGTAAGACTTCTATTGTTGTGTCGGATTCTAAAGAAGGATGGGCTAAATCCCTCCGTCAGCTTTTGGCTTTGCTCTACGCTGGCGAGATTCCAAAGTTTGACGTATCACGAGTTCGTCCTGCCGGAGCAAGACTTAAAACTTTCGGTGGAAGAGCAAGTGGACCCGGTCCTTTGGAAGAACTTTATAAGTTTTGTGTCACCAAATTCAAAGGAGCCGTTGGTCGTCGTCTCTCATCCCTTGAGTGTCATGATATTCTCTGCAAAATCGGGGAAGTTGTTGTTGTGGGTGGAGTCAGACGGTCAGCCATGATTTCTTTGTCTGATTTGTCAGACGATAAGATGGCTCATGCCAAAGCAGGTAACTGGTGGGATGGTCAAGGTCAACGAGCATTGGCAAACAACTCTGCATCGTACCTAGAAACACCCTCTATTGGTCAATTTATGCGTGAATGGAGTTCTATTTATGAATCACACTCTGGCGAACGTGGTATCTTCAATCGTGAAGCTAGTCAGAAGCAAGCTGCTAAGAATGGACGACGAGATTCGACTTATGCTTTTGGGACCAATCCGTGTAGCGAAATCATACTCCGTCCTTATCAATTCTGTAATCTGTCTTCTTGCATCATTCGCTCTGACGATACTGATGACAGCATCGCTAATAAGATTCGTCTTGCGACCATTCTTGGTACTTTTCAAGCGTCGTTAACAGACTTCCCTTATCTGCGTAAGATTTGGCAGAAGAACACTGAAGAAGAAGCACTCTTAGGTGTGTCAATGACCGGTATCTGTGATAACACTTTGTTGAATAACCCTGACGATGAGTCACTACCTGCACGATTGGAGAAACTCCGTGACCTTGCTGTTACTACGAACGCTTTCTACGCTGACGCTATTGGCATTAACCAGTCTGTTGCTGTTACTGCCGTTAAGCCTGAAGGAACTGTTTCTCAGCTCTGCTCTACTGCAAGCGGTATTCATCCTCAACATAGTAAGTATTATATTAGACGTGTTCGTGCTGACAATAAAGACCCACTCACACAATTCATGATTCAAGCTGGATTTGTAGCAGAGCCTTGTGTAATGAAGCCTGAGTCAACTACAGTATTTAGCTTTCCTGTAGAAGTAGCTGATGGTGGTTTGCTGCGTGAAGATTTATCTGCTGTTCAACATTTAAAACTATGGTTGCTATTTCAGCGTCATTACTGCGAGCATAAGCCATCAGTAACTATCTCTGTACTTGAAAAAGAGTGGATGGATGTTGGAGCGTGGACATTCAAGCACTTTGATGAAGTAACGGGAGTGTCGTTCTTGCCGATGGATGGCGGTACTTATAAGCAAGCACCTTATGAAGAATGTACTGAAGAGCAATACAATCAGTTAAAGTCTTTAGTTCCTACGACGGTAGACTGGGAGAACTTCAAGGAGTATGACGACAATGTGGAAGGTGCTCAGATGTTGAGCTGTACTGCAGGTGGTTGCTCTATTTAAGAATATTGTGTAGTACTTTGACAGGGGCTTCTTTGGAAGCCTCTTTTTTATTGTAAAGTTTTAGGAAAAGATTGTAAAGAAAAATGTGTAGTATATTACACAATTATGATAAGAACAAAGCTCTTTCGTCATTGCGACGATTGACTAGACCTTTAAGAACCTTACCGCCACCTATCGTGTACTTGAGAAACTCTTCTGCAGCCCCTGCCATGTTTCCTTTAAGAACCTTTTGACGGAGGGTTGAGCGTTGTAGTGTTCCAAGACCAACATTGAAACTGAAGCTGACAAGAGCATCAAACTGACCTTGTGTAAGGCTAACAGGACAGTATCGCTCGACACCACGCTCAAAGTTAGCCAAATCTCGTTTAAGAATGTCATCTACTTCACTCATTGGTAAGACTCTATTCCATCCATCAGGGATAGGAAGGGCTTTACGCTCCGCTAGAGGCACTTTAGCATGATTAGGGTCAATGACATGACCCACCCCAACAGTCCAAAGAAGAGCAGGACATTGATAAGGCTTGGTCCTAATCCCTTCATGGTGCTTAATAACTTCAATAGCTTTGTCACTTACTTTCATTTCTTAAAGGCTTGAGTTCCAAACCAGAAAGATACGACAGAAGCCCAAATGATTTGAGTCTCATTATCCCACAGATTGTCTAATGCAACGGTGAAATCCACACCAGTTCTCCAAGCATACATGAAGCCAAATATCTCCACAAAAGCAAAGAGGATAAACATACCGTAAGTAATGAAGCTACGAGTAAATGCTCTAGCGTTGATAACCCATTGAGCTGCACCTTCACCAATAGCAATGTCATGAGCATAGAGAGCTTCACGTTCCTTCTCTGCGGTCTGAATCACTATCTGCTCAGTCTTAATCTCTTCTACCTTAGCTTGAGCTATATAGCCTTCTTTGAGCATTTGCAACTCACGCTCAGTTTGTAGCTTAGCCATATCCATCTCATGAGCTTTGTCAGCCCTATCCTGAAAGAAGTCTAGCAGCTTTGGAACACCACCAGCTAAAAAGGATATAAGAGTTGATAAGAGTGTAAGCATTATTTAATTCCCCAAGTAAGATACCATGCAATAAAACCAGCAACAAAGAAGCACCAGAACTGTACTCTTCGCACTGCTTTTAAATCATGTTGAAATTCTTTGATATTGTGTTTCTCCAGAGCTTCAAGTTCATTCTTGATGCGAAGCAACGATTCCCACTCTTTTGTGCCGTATTGTTTTACAAACTGCTTTTTAAGCTCAACTTCGTTGTCTGTTAGAAGTTTTCTACGCTTATATTCGTCTAATGCTTTGAATATAGCTTGTTGCTTTTTAAACTCTGCTTCTCTTTGAGCAGTTCTTCGTTCTTTAGCTCTTTGCTGTGCAACATCCGCAGCATCTTTCTGGATGTTCTCAACTTGTTTAGTTAATGATTTGGCACTTTCTCGACTTGCGTCAAGACTACCAGTAAGTGACTTTACTCCTTCGTTGAATCCGAATTGGTCTGGCATATCTCATTGTGTGTATAGTGTGTATAGTTATAATTATCGTGGTGCAAACAAACGCTGAGCTTCTTCGTCACTAATTCCTTGAACTGAGACACTGCCTTGTGGTGGGTTTAACGCACCTGTCAGTAATCCTCTATAAGCAAGGTTAGGTGCTCGTGGTGTTGCGCCAGCAGCAATCTCTTGAACACCTCTAGTAGCTGCTTGTTTTCTAAGGAAACCTTGTAATAAATCCGCAGTAAGACCACTACCTGCTAATCCAAGAGCAAGAGTTTGTGTTGGAGCTTGAGTCGCTAGTCCTACCTGACCTGCAGCCATAAGCTGAGACCGTAGTGGACTAAACTTTGCTATCATACTTAACACAGTATCAAAAGGACCACCTTTGGCAACACCTTTAATAATGTTTTGCTCCGATGTACTGAATAACTTCATCTTGTCTTTGTTTGCAGCGAGGTTAATGAAACCACGACGGATAAGTTCACTTTCTGATGCTTTAGGGTCAATAGCTCTCACTTCAGCTACATCCAAAGCATCTTCTAACGTCTGAGCACGACTAGCATTTCTCCAGTCTTTCCTAGCAGACATGATATCTTTAACTGCTTTATCGATACCACCCTTACCAGCCACAACATCATTACCATTGATATTGCTGATGTAATCATCTACTTTAGCAACAGCTACCGAGCCTAAACGCTTAATATCAGCATCTTTACTGCCTTTTAAATCGTTTAGCATAGCTCTCATTTTATCAACAGAGCTAAATGGGATTGAAGTATTATTCCCTAGAACTCTTGACATTTCAGTTAATCGAGCTGTGACTTCTCTAGCTTGGTCAGTACCGGGAACCATACGAGCATCATCTAAAGCAGTACTAATGTCTTTAAACATATTTTGTATACTAGATGCTTTAACAGTGATACCTGCATCATCTACAGCTTGATATGCCTGAGTTGCTCTATCTTTTACTTGAGCAATGGTTTCTCTTGGACGATATTTGTAATCAATACCTTTTCCTACAGATGCTGCAGCTACAGTACCTGTTAAGATACCAGCAATAGTTGCTGCTGTGTCACTACCAGTAATTTCTTTAACAATCTCAGCAGTAGGTTGTGATACCGCACCTGCAGCAGCAGAAGCAGGGATTTGACGAATTAAGTCTGAAGCCAGCGCAGGTACATTAGGAGCAACCTTAGCCATTCCTGCAGTACTTGTCATTGCCTGAGTTCCAGCTTGGACAGCTCTTTCAGTAGCATTTTCAGGAGTTGGTAATACAGTACTCAACATCTTCTCTTGTTCGCCATAGAACGATGGCATACGGCTTTCAGAGCCAAGTGCTTTAGCACCTAGATTGTATACACCTCTACCAGCTTCTAAGACTGCCGTAGCAGGAGAAGTAAATGCTTCATAACCAGCACGAGCAGTTAGACCAATCTGTCTACCAAGCTCATCTACCATTGAACGACCTTTAGGAGCTTGTACAGGAGCTAGTGTAGCTTGAGTAGGTTGTTGTGATAACTGATATCTTTCTAAAATATCTTCCTGCGTTGTTCCATCAGGGACATTACGAATAAGTGTGCCATCAGGCATTTTGACATCAAAAGGCATTATTATTTCCTTTTAGGAAGAGTACTGAAATCTACTTCGTTAGTTTGTGCTGGAGCTGCTGTCGTTGATGGAGCAAACTCGTACGGTTCTACTTTCTGAGACTTACGACGAGATTGAATAATGTCTGCTGTTTTATTTTTAGCTTTCAATACAGCATTGTTAAAATTCTTTAATGCGTCTAGTGTAGCTTCTGAATCATATTTACCGTATGCAGCAATTAAAGCATTAGCGAAACGCAATACGTCTTTATCTGTTTGAACACCTTTTTCGTTACTAACTTGTAAATTAACAGCAGTATCAACAGCAGACTTCAATGCAGCATATTTACGACTTTCGTCTGTTGAATTACCTAACAAATTCTGAGCAGAATATACAGCTATTTTAGATGGGTTTAAATCTAAAGCTCGTACACCTTTTTCGTTCTTAGTTAAATTAGCAATAGACGGTAACAATGCTTCAGACTGAGCTGTGTAATTATCTATCTTTGCTAAGTCAGCATCTTCTGATTTCTGTAGACCAGCAGATAGTGGCTTAGGTGGTTTCTCGCCTTTACCTGCAGCAATCTCGGCTCTACGTAATTTTGCATCTTGTGAGCGTTGTAGAACTTGCAGAATCTTATCAGGTGAACCATACTTAGTAACTACATTGATAACCTGCTCATCAGTTGCATTAGGACCTAGATTAGATAACTCAGCACGTAGTTTTTCTTCTTGAGATGCAGATAATTCTGCTTTGGTAATATCTGCTTTAGTCTTTTGAATACCTAGACCAGACTTCTCACGCTCATCAGCAACAGCAATAGCTTGCATAGCTTCTTGAGGAGCAAAGGATTTAATAGCATTACCAAAGTCACGCAGACCTTGTGGGTCAGCTAAGTTAAACTGAGAAGATAGTTGCTTAATCTGAGACACTTTAGCTAACTCAGGGTCTTGTATACCTAGTAAGCCACCAGCAAACTCACCTAAACCACGACCACCTTGACGTAATGCCAAGTTAGCTTGTTGTAGTGGGTCTAACTGGACAGCTTGATAGTCTTGGTTATAAGCTCTATTTTGCTGAGCTTGTTGATAAGCTGCTGGGTTAACTCCAAATAAACTACCAATGATATCTGTTGCCATTATTATTCCTTAGTATCTTGGACCAATAAAGCTAGGTTCCGCTTGATTGGATTGACGAGTAATGAGATTATCAAACCAATTAGATGTATTACCGCCTTTACCACCGCTTAGTGCTTGTCCAGCACCTTGAAATGTTTGCGCCCAAGGACTGTAAGAGCTGTAAGCCATCTGTGCAGGAGCAGCAGCTTGTTCACCAGCAGTATATATACCACCTTGACGAGCACCAGCATCAGAAATAGTCTTACCAATACCTAAACTCATCTCATACGGAGTCATACCGAGCTTCTCAACATCAGAGAATAGACCTAATGATGTACGTAATGGGTTATAAGCAGCATTTTGATAGTTCTGCATACTTCCTAACAAACCAGCACCACTCGTATTTAAACCAGCACCTTGTCGATACAAGTCAGCACCAAACTGTTGATTTAAACGACCTTGCTCTTGTGCTCTTTGAGCTATGTCTAAATTCTGCTGTGCTTGAGCATTAAACAAAGCTGCATATTCAGGATTAGATTGAAGCATACCTGAAGTTGTGCCTCCAGTAGCTAAACCTGTACGACCAGTACGGAACACTTGATTAGCTGTTGCAGCTCTATCACGCTCACGTCCAGCAGCTAATGCAGCTTGTGTGCGGTCCATATACTGCTGTTGAGCTTGTTCAGGAGAGATGTTAGCGTATTGACCACCTAAGTTAAACAAGTTAGTACCAGCACCGAAAGCCTGATTAGCTCCCGTCTGAAATTGAGAGACATCAGGATTAAGGTTTATATTCCCAAACTGACCTGCTACTTGATTTGACACCGCTTGTAGTCTTGGGTCAAGCGTGTATCCTGCAGAGCTTACACGACCTGTTGTTGGGTCTATACCGAAGTTAGATGAGCCAAAGCCAGTAGTGATGCCAAACGGCTGAAATGCAGCTTGGTTTCGAGACCAAGTAGCTGCGTCACGCATTGCCGTAGCTTGTTGATTAGCCGCTTGAGAGGCTTTGTTACCACCAATAAAACCACCGACTGTGCTGAGAACTGGACCTGCTAGTTGAGCTACTAATTCACCCATTATATACTCCTACTGTAAATATGATGATTCATGTTGTCTAATCCTTTAATTGTCGTTTCGTATTCAAAACCAATCGACTTTGCAAACTTTTCTAATTTAGTATTATCTTCTCTAATCAATGCTGCAATAAAAGGAGACAACTCTGACTGTAGTTTATTTAAATTATCTAGATACTGCTTTTTAATATCTGCTGTCCACTTATTTACATCTGTATGAAACCAGTTGTACTTTTGATACTGTTCTAAATACATTGTGTATTCAGGACATTTAACAACAGGAACTTTAGTACTTAAATCCAAACTGGTTGTGGCTCTGTAGGAAATACAGGCTCTGCAACAGGGTTAAACACTAATGTACGGAGCTGAGCACGGTAGGCTTCAAAGTCTGTTTTATTGCTAAGACTTACATCAGAAAGAACAGACCAATCTGACGCAGCTAACAATAATTTAGCTTTATCAGAACAAGCCTTTAACGGTGCATCTGAAAATTGACGAGCTACTTCAGCATCTAAGGCAGCTTGTGTTGGTTTCTCAATATCAGTAGATAGCCAAACCAATGAAGAGTAATCATTCTCATCTTTAATCGACCATTGAGCATTAGGAGTCAATACCATCAATGCTGATGGATAGCTAATAGGAAGTCCAAAAGACATTATAAAATCTCCAATAAAGTAATTCTTGAGCTGCTGTATGCACCCCAGTTTGCAGTACCGCCGCTATCTGCAAATATGTAAGGAGTATAAGTCAATGCACTCGTAGAAGAAGGTGAGTCTAAAAAGGTAATAGCTGTTGAGCCGTAGAAACTATTATTACCAGTAGGTACAGCAGCCATTGCCATTGGAGAACTACTGTTTACGTTAGTTCCATTTCTAAAGATACTTAAAAAAGCGTTACCGCCATATCCATTTGTTTGCCAAAACATTCCACTAACAAGCACTAATATTTTACTTGAGGTTGAGGTTGGTGTAATTGTTGCAGATGCACTTGTAGCAGTAAATGAACCTGAAGTTGTTGAACCTGAACCACCTGAATAAGTTACACTTTGAACAATACGACCACCTGCTGCTGCAAGTTCTTGTTTAACATACGCAGTGTTAGCTAACTGGGTTGTATTAGAACCTGTGGTAGCTGTAGGAGCTGCTGGAGTACCTGTAAATGTAGGACTAGCTAAGTCTGATTTAGACGCAATCGCAGAAGAAATAGCATTGAACTCAGTATCAATTTCTGTACCTTTAACAATCTTACTAGGATTGCCTGTATTTAAGCTATCTTTTGTAGCAAAGTTAGTTGCTTTTGTGTAGTTACTCACTTATAACTCCTATTAAATATTTTTACCCATCTTGATGCTGAAGTCTAACTTCTGCACAGATAGGGGTGAACCATTGATGTTTGATTCAAAACCAAGTTGAACCACTTTACCGTTACCGCTTGTTTGCATTTGAGCAGTGTCAAGCACAATACCATTATTAAATGTAGCGATGTTATATTCAGCAACTCCGTATTCATAGACAACTTGTGTGTCTAATACAACAGTTCCAGAGTTATAATTATCGGTGTAATCGTAACCCCACTTAATAACTAGAGCCTGAGCTGAACCACCGATACTAATAATGTTAATCTTCTTCAGAATCTTTAGTGATGTAGGATTACCCATGTCAAAGTAGTTAGTGTAGTAAGCCATACGATAGGCTGAGCCGTTATCGTCATAGTTATAATACCTACCAATATAACCTTTTTGACCTAAATACAAGTCTCTGTTAGCTAATACAGCAAAAGCTGTTGGATTGATGTCTCTCCAGATAGTTGCTCTAGCTGCACCGTTCTCTAACGCACCACGAGTATCAAAGCAATAAGTGTTGCCAGTACTAGGTAAAGCTAATAGATAGAAAGCATCTGCAGCATAATAAACAGCTTTAATGTTATCTTCGGTTTCACCTACGACATCACTCATCAAGGTATCACGAACATTCTTAGATACATCACGGAATGGTAATGACTTCTCTTGAATTACACGCATCAATGACTGAACACCAGTTTCAGACAAGAACAGGATATCTGTACCACCAACAGACTGCACAGAATCACGAGCGATACAACCGACACCAGTAATGATGTCTGATAATGCAATCGTTGTAGGGTCGTCAGCACCGCTATAAACAACAATGCTTCTACGGCAGAATATGATTAAGAAGTTATTGTACTGAGCCAATGCTGTGATTGGGTCTCCAGTAGGAATAACAGCACTAATATCTAAGTAACCAGAAGTACCTGTTCGCCAGTTAGAAGGGTCTTGTAAATCACTAAAGTAAACAGTTTGTGGGTCATCTACTTGACCAGCTACCCAAACACGTCCATAAGCAGATAAAGCACAGTTAGGTTTAAAGCTAGTAACAGTATGAGCTGTTGGGACATTACCTACATCACCTAAGCGTTGGAATCCGTAACCATTAGTATGCTCATGTGCTCCTGTTCCTGTTTTATGATAAACCAAAATAGGATGGTTTTTCTGAGCTAAAATCGCATGAGCTGATGCTGTTGGACCTGTTCCAAAAGGCATAGCAGCTATTTGCCAGTTATCGCCACTAATGGTATAAGAAGTTAATACCTCAAGACAACCAGAGACAGTTCCGCTAGTTGTTGCTGAAGTAGCTGCTGTTACTGTAAAACTTCCTGCATTGATAACTGTGGCAACAATATAATATCCACTTGGAAAAGTACCTGAAGATATACTAATATCTAATTCTTCTCCAACAGTATATCCATGAGTTCCGATAGATAAAGTTACTGTAGTTCCTGATTGTGAGTATGTTCCTGTTTTAAAACGAACCCCTAATACTTTTTCTTGTCTTAATGTGCTAGTGCCAGTATATATTTTATTATTAGCAGCACTAATTACTGTATTTCCATCAGACTTTACAAACTCAAATATTGTACGGAAAGCCCCAGTAGAGGCTGCAGTCGTGTTTACATTGTCCCAACCCTTACGAGCACCAATACGTCCGTAGCGGTCAATTACGCAGTTGTCTGCTTTGAGAGCATAGCCACTAGAAAGCTGAACAGAGCTATCCTGAGTATTTAACCCAGAAAAGCCCGGAGCTGCAATCGAACCGTTTGTAAACTGTTCAGCCATTTAAACTGGAACCCAAGCAGATTCTTCAATATAACGAGTTGACTCTAACGCAATAGCATCAGACAAACTCTTCTGGAATAGTGCGTAGGCTTCATTAGAACCTAGTCCACCGTCTTCGCCACGCTCAGCTAATGCCTTGGCATAGGCTAAGAAGATTACAGGCTCTGAAGGTACTTTAATGGATGTAGCATCAGATGTTAATTCTGTTTGTGGAACAATGAGGTTAAAGCGAATATCGTAGGCTCTATCAGGAATAGGGTAGATATCTACTAAAGTATCACCGTTATCGTTTGTACCGTTGAAGTTATAATATACTGGAGATGACTTTTGGACATTAGCTAACAAGAACTGTCTATCCATCCAGTTAGTAGCTGCGTTCTGCATCTCAATGTTAGAGGTATCGTTTAATACATCAATCACACGGAAACGCTGACCAGAACCAGTCAGAACATAACTAAAGACATCTGCTGTTGTTGTAGCAGATAAGGTATTAGATAATGCGTTCCAAGTATAAGAAGATTCAACAATGGTTTTAGCATCGTTGACAAAATCTCCAATTAGCTTAGAATAGGAGTTATCCTGTACAGAAGTAACTTCAGTCTCTCGAAGCCTTCTTAGTACAGAGTTTACTGCGGAAACATAGGTAGTCATATATCAGTATCCTAACACAATTCTATATAAAAGTCAATGGTTTTTACCACTTTACT